ATCTTTAATCAAGCCCTTGAGGCAGTAAGTAATCGTTCTAATAATGCTATCGATATTAAAAGAGGAATTGATAAAGCAGTAAAAGATATTGTTTCTATTTTAAAGGATAAATCACAAGATATCTCAAACGAAGATCAACTTAAACAAGTTGCAACTATTTCAGCTAATAATGATGAAGAAATTGGTACATTAATCTCGGCTGCATTTGATAAAGCAGGACGTGAAGGTGTTATTACAGTTGAAGAAAGCAAAACACACGAAACTACACTCGAAGTAGTTGAGGGTATGCAGTTTGACCGTGGTTATAAGTCACCTTATTTTGTTACAGATAATGGTTCGATGACTTGTCAACTTGATGAACCATATATTTTAATGTATGATGGTAAAATTAGTACTGTAAAAGAGTTACTTCCACTACTTGAGGGGGTTAGCCAACAAAATAAGTCACTTTTAATTGTTGCTGAAGATATTGATGGTGAAGCACTTGCAGCTATGATTGTAAATAAAATGCGTGGTATTTTAAAGTGTGCCGCCGTTAAAGCCCCTGATTTTGGGGATCGACGCACTATGGTTATGGAAGATATGGCTGCACTTACTGGGGGTATTGTTGTTTCAAAACAAAAAGGCATGAAACTTGATAAAGTTACTTTTGATATGCTTGGGAATGCTCGCGGGGTTACAATGACTAAAGACGAGACTACAATTGTTGATGGTGCTGGTAATGAAGATGCTATTGGTGCGCGTCTTGAAGAAATTAAAAGCCAAATCGATAAAGCAGAAAGTAACTATGCTCGTGAACAATTACAACAACGTTTAGGTAAACTTGCTGGTGGTGTTGCTGTTATCAATGTTGGTGGTCACACTGAAACCGAAATGAAAGAACGAAAAGACAGAGTAGATGATGCTGTACACGCAGTAAAAGCTGCTATTGAAGAAGGTATCCTTCCAGGAGGTGGTCATGCTTTGCTTTGTGCTTCATATCAAATTGAAAATGATACACTTAATGATGCCCAAGAAATTGGTTATGAAATTATTAAAAAGGCTATACGCAAACCATTTTACCAAATCTTATCTAATGCAGGATATAACCATGAAGATTGTATTTGGTTAAGCCTTGAACTTAAAGATGATTTTGAACTTGGTTGGAATCTTGCCACTGAAAATAAAATTAATATGCTTTCCGAAGGTATAATTGATCCTACTAAAGTTACACGTTGTGCTCTTGAAAACGCCGCATCAGCCGCTAATACATTACTTACTACAGAATGTGTAATTGTAGATAAACCTAATGAAAAGCAAGAAATGCTAACTGATCAACCACCAATGTTCTAATGGATTTATTTGTAGAAAAATATAGACCTAAAGATTTAAATGGCTTTGTTGGGGATAATACTATTAGAACCAAAATACAAGATTATTTAGATACAGGTAAACTACAAAATCTACTATTGTTTGGTCCAGCGGGGACAGGAAAAACCTCGCTGGCCAAACTAATAGTAGATCAATTAGAAGCTGATCATCTTTACATTAATGCTTCAGATGAACGAGGAATTGACACAATTAGAGATAAAATAGTCCCATTTGCCTCTAGTATAGGATTTAATGGGCTAAAAATAGTTATATTAGATGAGGCAGACTATCTTACAGCTCAAGCCCAAGCAACCCTTAGGAACGTTATTGAAACGTTTTCTACTAGCTGTCGTTTTATATTCACATGTAATTATCTGGACCGTATCATTAGTCCCTTACAGTCTCGTTGCGTTGCCTTTGGAATTACTCCACCTTCTAAAAAGGAAGTGGGACAACATGTTTTACAAATCTGTGAAAGTGAAAGAATTAACTTTACTAAGGAAGATCTGGGACAAATAATAATTACCCATTACCCAGATATTAGAAAAATCCTTAACACAGTACAAGGTAGTGTAAAGGGGGGTAAATTAATTCTAGATTCAAAATCATTAGTTAATACTGATTTTGAGAATAAAGTTGTAGCTGCTTTAAAAAATAAAGCTAAACTAAATGATATTAGACAAATAATTGCCGATAGTGGTGCACAACAATTTGAGTCATTATTTAGGTGTTTATACGATAATGTAGAAGAGTATACTACAAAGGTAGGCGATGCCATTATAGTAATATCTCAATATCAATATGAATATAGTTTTGTTATTGATAAAGAAATTTGTGTAGCCGCTATGTTAAATAAATTATTAAAATTATGAGTGTAAATTCACCCCAACAAAGATTAGAACAGTTTAGAGATTGGTATAAATGGTTTAATAAGAAATATGACCGTTATGATAAAATTCGATTTAAAAAACCAAAAAAAACATATAAATAATGGACCCACAACAATTCAACATAGATCTATCACAAACAACCCCAGTTCACTGTGATAAATGCCACCATGAACATTTTACAGAAGTATCCTTAATGCGTAAATTATCACCTATGCTATCTCCTAATGGACAACCCGCATTAATCCCTATTTCTGTGTTTGCGTGTGCCAAGTGTGGTCATGTAAATGAAGAATTCTTACCTAAAGAAGCTAATGACTCCCTTTGATTTTCTAAAATTAGTACATGATAAAAAGATTAAATGGGAGGATCTTAATGAAGACGAACAAAAAACCTATAATAAATTTATTATAAATAGAGCATTAGGATTTAATAATAATATGCTGGATATAGTAAATCGTTTACAGGGATACGATGTTACCCCAAAAGAATCTTTTAAATATTATCAATCTATGACTGGTGATAAATTTAGATTTAATAAATGGATAAAAGGTAGTAAAGATAAATCTTTTAATTCTGAATTATTATTTAAAATTGCTAATTATTTAGAGTGTTCTAAAAAACAAGCTAGTGAATATTTAAATATTTTATCTAAAAAAGAAACTAAAAATTTACTTAAATATATAGGTTTACAAGATTCTGAAATAAAAAAATTGATGAAAAAATGAATATAGGAATTATAGGACAAGGGTTTGTAGGAAATGCCGTATATCAAAAATTTAAAACCTATTATGATATAAAAACATATGATATAATTAAATCTAAGAGTAATGCCCCCGAAAAAGATGTATTAGATTGTGATATAGTTTTTGTATGTTTACCTACCCCCATGGGGTCCGATGGAAGTTGTGTAACTAATATAGTTGAAGAAACCCTAGATAAACTAAATAATAGTAAAACATCTATAGCAATTATAAAATCCACAGTAACTCCCCAATCTACTGAATTGTGGAATAAAAAATTTAATAATTTAACTATAGTATTTAATCCTGAGTTCTTAACAGAAGCAAATGCTGTAAAAGACTATGAAAACCAAAGTAGAATTATTTTAGGAGGTCCTAGAAAAGGAACTACTCCTTTAAAGCCTATATTTACTAAAATATTCCCTAAAGCTAAAATAATTAAAACTAATTCTACTTATGCTGAAACTATTAAATATGTTACTAATTGTTTTTTAGCTACTAAAGTTTCATTTGCTAATGAAATTTATCAAATTTGTGATAAATTAAATGTAGATTACGATAAAGTTATAGAATATGCTACTTTTGATGACCGTTTAGGATACTCACACTGGTCAGTGCCAGGCCCCGATGGAGATTTTGGTTATGGGGGCCATTGTTTTCCTAAAGATGTAAAAGCTTTAATAAAAGTAGCTGAAAATTTAGAAATAGATCCCAAAATATTAATAGCTACAAATTCTAAAAATAATGATGTTAGAAATAATAGAGATTGGGAAAAAATGAAAGGAAGAGCAATAATATGATTAACTTTACTAAAGAAGATGACGCCGCTGTAAAGTGGTGTGAAGAAAAATACCCTGAATTGACAGAAGAGTATAAAAAAATTATGATGGAACAGTATGTTTTATTCTGTAAAAAACACCGTAATTATGGTACTTCAAATGTAAATGTAGGAACCAATCTTGAAACAGATGCTGATATTAAATTAGCACTTACAGGATTATGGTTTAGGATAAATGATAAAATCCAACGTTTAAAAAACTTGGTTGTAGTAGGAGAACCTGATACAGTAGGAGAACCCATAGAAGATACACTTAAAGATCTTAGTGTATATGGGATTATAGGGCAAATTGTACAACAAGGTAAGTTTAAATGATTTTAGAAAACATACAAAATACGGTTGTCCCCCAAATGGACTTTGAAAAGTATAGGATGATTTCCTATACTCAACTTTCTTTATGGTTAGAGTGCCCCCATAAATGGAAATTAATGTATATTGATAAAATGCGCCAACCCCCAAATATACATTTAGCATTTGGTTCTGCAATGCATGAAACTCTCCAAGAATATCTTGATTTAATGTATAATACATCAATTAAAGCCGCTGATGAGTTTCCTATCTATGAAGATTTTCAACAACGCTTTATGCAGATGTATAAGGACTATAAAGAACAAATTGGTGAAAATTTTTCTACCAAAAAAGAAATTATGGAGTTTGTAAATGATGGTCTTAATATCATTGATTTTTTTCTCCAAAGGCGTCAGATGTATTTTTCAAAAAGGGGAACTAGATTATTAGGTGTAGAAATGCCTATATTAACACCCCCTCACGAAGAGCATCCTAACATTATGCTTTATGGTAAACTTGACTTAGTATTCTATGATGAAGATCTTCAAAAAGTAACTATATGGGATATTAAAACATCTACTAGAGGTTGGGGGAAATGGGATAAAGAAAATAAAATTAAAATGGCTCAGATGGTTCTATATAAAAGATATTTTGCGGAACAATATAATATCCCAGTTGATTCAATTGATTGTAAATATTTCATTGTAAAACGTAAAATCCCAAAAGATCCAAAATACCCTGCGATGGCTTCACGTATTCAAACATATGAACCCTCATCAGGTAAGGTAACTATGAATCGTGTATCTAAACATCTCCATGAATTTATTGAAGACTGTTTTAAGGATGATATGTATCAGGTGAAGGAGTACACTAAAAACCCATCAGATAAAAACTGTAAGTGGTGTCCCTTTAAAGATAAACCTGAACTCTGTGATAAAAACCATACAAAATAAGCTATTTCCTTTTATAATAGCACTATCTGCTCTTTCCGTTTCAGCATCAGCTGCTTTCTACTCTGTAAGTGGTTTAAGTAAGTTGTTTGCTGGAGCGGCATTTGCTGTTATAATAATGGCTGCTTCACTTGAAATAGCTAAATTAGTAATAGCCTCACTACTTTATCAATACCGAAAAAATTTACCTCGATTATTAAAATACTACCTTTCAGTAGCTTGTTTGGTATTAATTTTAATTACATCAATGGGTATTTATGGTTTCTTATCTGCTGCGTATCAAGAAACTGCGGCTTTAGCTGGCAATATAGATGCTCAAATCTCTCTTATAGAAACTAAAAGAGATAATGTAAAAGAACAACTTGCGATATACAGCGATGAAAAATCCTCTATTAACGAGGCCGTGAGCGACCTGAGGTCTGGCTTATCTAACAATGTAATACAGTATAAAGACAAAGAAACTGGCCAACTAATAACAACAACTTCGTCATCTACTCGAAGAGCCCTAGAAAAACAACTTGATCAAGCTATTGAAAGGCAGACTGAAATTAACTCTAGAGTAGATAACCTAAACCAACAGCTATTCGATTATGAAACCGAGATAGTTGAGGTAACTAGTAATAATAACATAGCTGGCGAACTTGGTCCACTTAAGTATTTATCTGGTTTAACAGGTAAACCAATGGACCAGATTATTAATATACTTTTATTGGTTATAATTTTTGTATTCGACCCACTTGCAATTGCACTTGTTATTGCAGCAAATTTTGCGTTTGAGCAATTAAGGTCAAAAAAAGTTATAGAAAAAGAAAATATAGTTGAAGAAGAAGAATGGGATGAAGATCATGCTCACGATATGGTTTTAAACCAAATGGTAGAGGAAGTGGGTGATGATTTATTTGAAGAATCAACTAAAACAAATGTTTATGGGGAAAATATAGAAAAAAAATTAGAAATATTAGAACATCCCCGAGTAAAAGAAGCAATAAAACATGCTAAGAGGGCAGGGGAGTTGTGATTTATGTATATGTATATGTAAACATATACAACATGGCACTAAAATTAACATCTGTAAAATTAGAAGAACGTTTATTTGAAGATTTTAAAGTTGCTTCAATTAGACAAAAGTTTAACCTCCAAAAATTAGTAAATAGAAGTATACATCTTTATTTAACTAATGAGGAATTTGCAAAAGCTTTACATACACATACTGACCTAACCGTTAGTGGTAGTGGATTATAAACAATAAAAAGGTTTTATTTAATGAAAAAAGGTTATATTCCCCAAGGGGAGAGAAAAAAAATACTATTCCTCTGTGATGATATTAGATTACACAGTGGTATAGGTACTATGGGCAAAGAGATTGTCCTAAACACAGCCCATCATTTTAATTGGGTAAATTTAGGAGCTGCTGTTAAGCACCCTGAACAAGGTAATGCTTATGATTTAAGCCCCCAGATAAATGAAGTAACTGGGTTATCTGATTCTAATGTGAAAGTAATTCCATGGAGTGGGTATGGAGATGACCAAATTATCCGTCAACTCCTTGAACAGGAAAAGCCAGACGCTATCCTTCATTTTACAGACCCACGTTATTGGACATGGTTATATAGAATGGAAAAGGAAATTAGAACTAAAATCCCTATGATTTTTTATACTATATGGGATGATTTACCTTACCCAATGTATAATAGAGATTTTTATCGTTCAGATGATCTTCTTCTTTGTATTTCTAAACAAACTAAAAATCTAGTTAAAAATGTACTTAGGGATTACCCAAAAGAAGATTGGCAAACCCAATATGTCCCCCATGGTATAGATAATAAAAAGTTCTTCCCTATTGTTAACGATTTTGAATTTGAAGCATTTAAAGAAAAATTCTATGAAGGTAAGGAATATGATTTTGTGGTATTTTGGAATAGCAGAAATATCCGCCGTAAAAATCCTGGTGATTTAGTTACTGCTTGGAGAATATTTACAGACCAATTAACTCCTGAACAAGCAGAGCGTTGTTTATTCATAATGCACACAGACCCTATAGATAATAATGGTACAGATATACCTGCAGTTATTGAAACTATGTGTGATCCTAATAAAAATAAAATTAAATTTACTTATGGTAAATGTGATGAAAAAACCCTTAAT